CCTTCCAGTTTCTTTGGTGTAGAGCAAGCTACATGCTGGCCCTGTTGTACCACTGAAACGATTCTTTAGAACACGAACGTGTGTTGTATTACGAACGGTTAAGTCTTCAGCTTGACCGTCTCTCTCTGCTCCAATAACCATATCACTAAGCTGTGCAATCGAACCACTACCTCTTAACTGAGCAAGAGATGTTGCTGCACCTTCTTCGTGTCCCCTGCCCTCAGGACGCTTAAGGTGTGACACCACAAACAAAGCAATGTTAGTTTCTTGAACCAGCATACGAAGCTTCGTCATAATCTCGTCAATAGCCTTGCGCTCATCACCACTCTCTTGTGCTGACACAATGATTGAGATGTGATCCACAAAGATATACTTGCATGACAAAGCCTTAGCCAAGTATCGCACACGATTAACGATGTTGTCAACGCTTGTGCTGCCGAAGTGATCGAATAAGAACAGACGACCAGTGCCGAGCGTAGCTTCATAAGCATCACGTCTTTCTTTGTCAGTGGTCGGTGTGTCTGGCAGGTGCATCGGAACGTTAGCAGCCAATGACATCATAGACAAGCCAGTCTTGCGAATGCTTTCCTCTAAGAACATCAAGCCAATGTTGTCGTCAATGTTCTGTAATAAATGCCATACAATTTCTCGCAACAACTGACTCTTACCCAATCCACTACCAGCAGTGATTGTCACCAGCTCACCGTGACGTATACCATAGGTCATGTTATTCAACCCTTCCCACGGATAGCTACACTGTGCTGGTTCAAGCGGTGTACTAACTAAGTCCCAAAGAGATGTACCGCTAACAATTCCATCCGGTGTGTGCTGATCAGCCTTCCACCACTGCTGAACAAATAAGTCCTTCTCTCCCCCTATTAGGAAGTCACAAGCATCCTTGTAGTTGTTCATGCCCTTGAATAGCTTACTCTTGCCACCGAACAACTCAGCAACTTCTCTCGAAGCCTTACGTCCAGCATCATCGTTGTCAAAACAAACGATGATATTCTCGAACGATGACAACCATTCATAGTTGTCCTTACAGTTTTGCAATGCAGAGCCAGCACCGTTGCGAACAGATACGCTAGGCCACTTAGACCCAGTCATCTGATAGCCAGCCATAGCATCAAACTCACCTTCGTAGATGGTTACATACTTACCGCCTGCGCTGAACAACTGCTGTCCAAATAAAGTTCCATCACTCCATTGACCTTCGCTGATAAATGTCTTGTCCTTCTTACCCCTAATCTTAGCACCAATAAACTCGTTAACGGCATTGTAATAGGGGAAGTAGTAGCTTCGATCTGTTACAACAACACCGAATGTTTCGCATGTTGAGATATTAATCTTACGGTCATTGATACCAGTGATGAAACCCGCCTCCATATCTTCTTTGACTTGCGATGGAGTTTTAGTTTGCTTAGGTTTCTTTTTAAGTTCGGTCACTTGAACAGTTCCATCGGATGGGTGATATGTGTGACAGACAAAGCACTTGCTGCTGCCGTCTTCGTTGTATGACAAGCCATCACTGCTGGGGCAAGTTAGACACTTCTGATGAGTTAATGCAAACCCCATATTCATTCCTTAAATAATGATTGAAACTCCGTCTTTAATATTGCTTTGCATTTATCTGCTACATCTCGGTGCTCTTTCTGTGTAGCAGCATCACAACGAATGTCAACGTAATGCATCCAGCTACGTAACGTACCATTCATATACATCCTACTCATTGTCAATCCTTCAGGCAGCAACTTACGCGCTACCTCTTTAGCTATTCCGTTGTTAAGCGCAGCGCCATAGACACCCCTAACCTGTGCTATTAAGGTGCGTTGCATCTCGTCCCACCACCGCTGTAGCTCCCTGTCCTCAGTTGGCAGCGAGTTCTGCCTGTTCTTATCATCCTGCAAACGCACCTCAGACAGAGCGTAGTCATTAGCCACTGCATAACGTTGACTAAATTCTTGAAACGAAAAGCTCCTATGTCTGAGTATCTGCCGAGCAATGTCTCTGGTTGTTTCAATCTCCATACATACATTCACCATTTCAAATGGAGACCAGTGTTTATTGTTAGCTAGATACTTGAGGAGCTTGGGTGCTGTTTCTTTTTTGTCTTGGTTTTCTGGGTTAGACACCCTCGCCATGTAAGCAACAAGCTCTTCACCTTGTGGTGTTGCCCATACTAGTTTAACTTTACTCATACTTCCTCGGCTTCCATTAAAAATAACAAACAACATACAGCGTGTGCAAGGTGGGGTAGTCCACTCTCACCATCAATAACTTCCCCTTTACTGTACGCTGTCATGTGCCTGTAAGCAGCAGCCTGATAGCGTAGGTGCAAGTTGTCAACCTTTTTCCAATTGTGTCGGTCATACTTCTTAGCACCGAACGTCAATACCTTCACCACTTCATCCACCGCATTGAATGGCAGCAGTGTGTAGTCTGGTTTATCGTTGTCATACTTAACACCATTAATTATTTCTTTCGATGATTTTTGTTGCTTCATGTTATGTCACACCATTCTTCTCTTTAACTAAATGGTAAAACCTTATTAACTCTTTGTCATACTTACTAGCCCAGTCCACTACCTCACCCTCTGGCTTCCAGCTTTCATTTTCCCACATACTAAACCCAGCTTCTTCAGCAAGGTCTTTAATCTCCTCTGTGAACTCTACAGCATCATAGTCAGGTGCTAGCTTTTTAGCTTCACCTATCCCTGCCTTTATGGCAGTGAGTATGCCTAACCTTGTCAAAGCTGATACTGTCTCTGGTGGAAAGTCAAACTGATAAACAGCACTGCCGTCCACATTCTCACGTAATAGAGTTACGTTGCCCGTTCCTTCATCATTCATCAATCCATCCTCCAAAATAGTCAATAATAATATCATCATCACATATTGTTAATCTAAAGTCCATAATTCACCTTCTCTTTTGCACAAGACAGCTTTGCCATCTTTGTTAATAAATCATTTAACGGCTCTAACATCATAACCCTACAACAGCTAAGTGTAATGAGGCTGAACTCAGTACCGCTATCACTCTCTTCTATGCGATTTAAATACTTATCAAAGAACTCTTTAACAAGCCCTTGCAGTATTAAAGCATCCTCTTCATTACGCATCTCAGCGCCTATCTCTTCATAGTCCATCACCACTCGCTTTCATCGGCGACATTAACAGTCATCGTAGTACAGAGACCATTGTATATTGTCACCCAACTCATTGTTATGATAGACCCGATACCTGAGCTGCTATCACATTCAATTGTTATGTCAGACACAATGTTGTTTAGTTCTACAACCTCGTTAATCTTCTCTACATCCCTAGGTAGTATTGTCACTTTAGCCATTTTTTACTCCTTGTTTTAATGTGAATTATTGCGTGTAGGTAGTAGTTGTGCGTCCCTTGCGTCTTGTCATGCATGTCTAGCAGTACGCCGAAGATGCGCTCACGCTCGGCTTCAATCTCTCTCTGCATATACTCCACCGTCACCGTACCGAACTGACTAGGCTGGTTCTCAGGGTCGATGATGGCCTGCTTGATGGACTCCAACTCTGCATGTAGGCGGCGCAGTTCGTCAGCATCTGTGACAATTCGCTCAGTCATGTGTTCTTCTCCTTGATCATCTTAGTCTGTGCCTCCAACTTTATACAGCTCTTCTTCTTGCTCTGCTATGTCACGTCTGATTCGCTCCGACACCTTCACTGCATCGTGGATAATACAGCTAACAACTTGTTGTTGATCCTCAAGTGACATCGTTGTCATTGTAGTGTGTGATGCTATGTCTTGTTGCAATATTTCTAAGTAGTTCATTGTGTTTCTCTATGTCTAGTTTAAGTTCTAAGGATCCAGCATCAAACCCTGCCATGTATAGATCATTATCTGTGCAAAATGCTAATTGATTTCGATATCCATTAGCATACCCTTGGGAGTATGTTTCCATTCAGTTCCTTTTCGTTTAAAGGGATAGCGATAGAAGACATGAAAGCCTATCACCTTGATCTTAACCAACCTCTTGTTCCATGATGGAGAGACAGCTAACGTGTGGTAGTGGGTGGCAGTTTGTGTATTATCTCTCAACCTACCCGCCATTGCAAGAGCAACAACCCTCATGACCTGTGTTGTATATGCAACACCAGTGGGGTGTCTGTCTCGTGCATAATTGGCCCAACTAAATTGTTTACGCTGATACACCACTTGACATATTGTATTAGGCCAACGCTTACTCTTCACTCGATTCAGCACAACGTTAGCCACAGCTTTAATACCCGCTAAGCTTTCACCCCTTGCTTCGTAATGCAGGTTGTCTGCAAAACACTTGGCTTGCTTAGCATATGGTACAGCATCTGCCGATGTTGGTAACAACAACAGCAGCGCCATCAACACCCTAGACACTATTCACTTTCATATCAAATACTCCGGCAACCCTCGCATCTGCTGTGCATTGGTTGCACCACGCAAGGTGTGTTTAATGTAAGGACTCAGCGACATAGGAGTTGCATGCCCACTCACAGCCATGATGGATGACATGGGAACACCAACCTCCACCATTTCACTGATGGCAGTGCGGCGTAAGTCCATGAGCATCAACTCATCAGGTAGCTGTGCCTCCTTCATGATAACGTTCCCCATTCGGTTGAGGGACATCAACGTGTAAGGCTTAGCCACACCACGTATCACTCTATGTGATGGTGCAATGTATGGTTGCCAACAAAAGTCTTCATGTTGTTGAGCTAGCATCTTACGCAACCCTTCACTTGTTGGAACTTGAATGTTAGCACCACGTTTGCTTTGTGTCAACGTCAACACACCAGTGTCTAAGTTGTAGCTGTCCCATGTCAGCTCTCGCATGTCACCGAGACGCTGTCCCCACTCATACGCCATGTTAACAATGACACCAACGTTGCGCCATTGAAACTTACTGAACGCTGTGTTGAGGAAAGCACGAACATGATGACGCTCCCACACAATCTTCCTACTCTTGTGCTTACGTGTCTGCACTTTGCTGAATGGGTTGTGGTTGGTGAAGCCATGTCTGATTGCATAATTAAATAACAATCGATACACTGCCAACGTATGTGATGCCATGCTTATGCTACGATCAGCATGTTCTTCATAGATACGTTGGCACATGGGAGTGACGATGGTTCCTATTTTTGATTTAGGTAATGGCACACTACCGAGACGACTCTTCTTCCAGCTGTTCATGTAGTAGACGTAGTCTTGTCGTGTCTTATCGCCTAAGCTTAGGAAAGTTTGACTGTTGATGTAGCTTTTGATCAGGTCATCAACAGTGCTCTTTGCACTTAGGTTTTTTAAATATCTTTTCTCCCTACGCCATTCATTCAATAGAATGTTTTGCTCTTCAACATATGCAGAGGCTGTGCTCAAGTCTGTACCAAGCTGTTCACGCTTGACAACACCTGCCTCAACTGCATCCGATGGTGGGTTGTATCGATAGGTTGTCTCATCCCCACGTTGAACAACCTGCATGTAACTCGGTATCATTTGTTACCAATCACATACATCTGCTCAGCAACAGACTTGATCTTATCAATCTGGTGTACCTGCTCAACCCATTCCGTTGGCAAAGAGCTGAAGCCATTAACACCACCGTACATCATACCGACAATGGCACAGTTGGTGTCAGTGTCATAGCCCAACTTCACAGACATCTTCATGGCTTGCTTGAATGAGGTGCTGCGGTGTACTGCCCACATTGTTACAGCATAAGAGTGCATGATCGAGCCAGTGCCTACATCAGTGTGAATGTCCCAGCAGTTTTGCAGGTGTTTGAAGTCTTTGTGAAAGCCAATGAACATCTGAGCCACATAGGCAGAGATGTATTTAACTGTGTCGTTGTTACCGTGTGTCATCAGAGCAAGGGCAACAGCTTCACCGACAGCAGCATGGCTGTTGTTGTGGTTGGCAGCAATGGCTGGTGCTATACGCATCAGACTACCATTACCGCTGTCGTTCTTGTTAGCTCTGCCAGCATATGGATTATCACGGGTCATCAAGCTAATGGCATTGGATGTTGTTGCACCAATGTCAAAGCACTCATCTCGTGTGCCGAAGTCACCGTATGCTTTCCAACTCTTGAAGTTGTTAGCAATCATAGATGGGTTGAACTCACCGCTCTTGATGTAGGCATCAGACGCTGCCATCATCAGGGCTGTATCATCTGTCCACTCACCATTGTCAACGCCATGAGAGCCACCCGACATCATGTCATTGGGTGCAACAACATCCTCTGGATACATGAACTCGAACGGAGCACCATAGGCATCACCCAAAGCACAACCAACATACAAACCCAACACTTGATCTTTTGTCATTTTGTTTCACCTGTGAAATATATATACTGAAAGCTTACACCAGTGAATCCCTCTAAAGAACTCACCGTATATCACCTCGAATGGCCTCGACTTAAACTTCCTGTAACGGATGATTAACCGATAACCAAAGGGATTGAAGACAGCGCCGTCACTTAGTTTCATTTGTATCACCTACATAAGGCATCAATAAATGCAGGTTCTGTTGCACCAACGGATGATCATCCATCAACATAACACCTAGCATCTCAAGCACATCAGCTACATCTGCCACCGTCTTGATGGCCTCTTTGTTTAACATATACATAATAATTTCCTTTAAAGTTTACAACACAGGTAGTGGTTTGAATGATTCGTATCCCCTGATACGACTGTCACCATCAGTATGCTTCTCAACATATCTAACAACAACGTTGTTATCACTCAACACCTGCCTCAAATGGGACAAGTCACAGTCTTCCTCAAGGTAGACATTATCACCCATCTCATAACTGTAGGGGCTGATCAGGTCTTCGATACCTAAGTTCTGCAACACGTTACGTTTAACCTTACCCCAGCCATGACCGCTGTCAGTGTACATGGTGATTGTGAATGTCTTCATTATTCAACTCCAAAGTATTTGGCAACACATATTGCCGCAGTGAATAGCAAAGCTATGAATAGGATGATGCTAAGAATATCAAACAAAGCTTCGTAGGTCATTCACTCACCTCAACTGGTGTCATGAACACCAAAGCCCAGTTGGCTTTGCCATCATCAACGTTGTGGTCATTGGCAAGCAATTGCCATGCATTGATCTCTGCTTTGTCTTGACTCTCACCCTCAACCTCATAGCTGACGTAAGAGGTGCGGCAAAACTCTATTGAATATTTCATTTTAATTCCTTAAGGAAGGGGCATCGCTGCCCCTGTTTGGTTAAGCAAATTCTGCAACGTCTTGTGCAATGTCCCACAACTCACGGTTAACACGGACATTCTCTGCAACACTTGAGATGGGACGACTCTTACGCAACACACCTTCTGGGTTACGCTCAGTGAAGCTTTGAATCATAGCCTTACCACGAATGACACCCTCTTGTACCCTGTTGAACACAGTCCATGCATCATCTGTCTGATCAGACCAACGTGTTGGCAACAGCAGGTCTGCTACAGTTTGTCCAGTGGCAAAGCTACCACGAATGTTAGCATCCTCAAACTGAGACCCTAACATCTTCCATCGAACCTGTGCAGCTTGTGTTGCAAGCTCAACCTGACGATCACGATTAAGAGGTTTCTCTTTCATCATGGTGATGGCATTCAACAGCTTAGGCAAGCTCTGCACAGTGTTAGCCAGCATCTCTTCGAATCCGTTGAGGCCACTACGACTGTGGTAGATACGGTTGGCATAACCCTCACCAGCAACGATACCATTTGAGCAGATAAATCGGTAAGCACCAGCAAACAACCTCACTGCACCAGTACCGTCATGGCTGTTGTACAGGATGATCTCTCCACGATCCTGTTTAGGGCTTGTCTGCAACAGGCTGTCTCGGTGTGCAAATGCAATCATGTGGTGGTTGTGCTCTGCAGTGGTCTTACGACCGAATCGTTGCACAGCCTGTGTTGGGACAAAGCCGTAGTCACTGAGCACTGGTAGCAGGTCAGCAGTGTTAAGGGGCTGGTAGCGACTGCTCAGCGTCTCTTTGTGTGAGGTGCTGAACACTGCTGGGGCAAGCTGTTTGATGCGATCAGCACCAAGCTCAGAATCGTTGCCGTTGCGAGAGAAGATTAAAGACTTAGACATGGATAGTTCCTTAAGGAAAGCTATGAGCACGATTGCTCGGTGATGTGACAATCACATCGGTGATGAACCTACATTGTAAGTTCATCAGCGCTGGGTTGTCAAGACAGTGCAAACATTGACGCTTTATTGCCGTTGGATGATAACGTCACAGCCTTTGGGCTGTCAGTGATTGGCAACATGCTGGGACTGTAATTGTGTTTCCTCCATGTCAGCAGCACCACCCTCAAAGGCCATGACAGCCTCCATCAGGATGTACTTTGTAATAACAGTGCCACGAGACAGTTCTTCGTTGACGTAGTCAGCGATGTATTCGAGCATTTTAATTGACGGTAACATGATGTTTCCTTTCAGGAAGAGCAGAGCAACATTGCTCAGGACATTCATTGTATGGCACTGATCGAAACCAATGCCATAGGTGAAAACCCTTATAACAATTTATACAACAAAGCCAGACTGATCGTGAACCGCTTTGCCTTTGGCATAAAGGCCGATGATGACACCGTTTGGATCAAGGTCACGAACATCGCTGTTGTCACCAGACAACACAGGGATTCCCATAAACATTTTGGGGATGTCAACAGCATGTCTAAAGACAACAGCCATCCTCATACCTTTGGCAACAGCTTTGTTTACAAAGGGTTGGTATGCATCAACACCAGAGTAACTGAAAGTTAAATCGTAGTTGGTTGGTAGGTCATCACGGTTAGCATCCTTGGTGTAATCGTAAAAGCTTACATTAGGAAACCGCTCCATGATGTTAACGTAATACTTACCGTCTACATCGGTAAACTCAACCCTCTCCCATCGAATGTCACTAGTGCCATTTAACCTAACTTTGGCAATGAGACCGAGTTTGTCAGCCTTACGTTGCAAAGCAACGATGTTCTTCACCAGAAGCTGCATGAAGCTCTCTCGCTCTTTCATAAACCATAATGTCTTACTAACCCTAGCCAGTTGAACCCCACGCTGTTGACCTCTGCCAGCAGTATTAAGACATGATGCTTCACATTGTGCAATTGATGCCATAGGGCACATTTGATACCCTGATGACTTGGCTGGAGCAAGGTATAGAATACCCGTCAAAAACCCTAGTGCCTCACCTTTAACGGTCTTGGCATCGGCTCCTACGGAGAGGAGGTTTTTACTTTTGAATCCAGTGTACATGGTGTTTCCTTTAGGAAGTTAAGCTGTCATGAAAGGTAAATTGTATGCACTAGCCAGTGCATCCTCTTTATCATCAGTATGATACGATGAATCTTTGTGTTCAATGCCATCAATGAATAAACGGCAAATGTATTCATTCCATTCAGTGTCACGATACACTTTAACAGTGTATTCAGTGCCATTAATTGTCTCTGAAATATGATCTATTTTTCTCATGGTGTTTCCTTTAGGAAGGTTGCTACGGTAAAAGCTCACAGAGTGTAAACCCTTACTGAAGCATTGTCACTGTTTGATACAACTATAAACGTAAACGTTTAGGGAAGTGCATCAGTTTCGTAAGACGACCCCGTCTTACTATGACAATGTACTGGGTATATTATCAGCATCATATACCAGAATGGTCAAGCCATTAACCCACGTCTTGATTGGGCAACTCAATTTCAGCTTCGCTGTCACTGAAGCATACTGACTGTTGAAAACGATTGTTAAAGAACAAAGCTAAAGCTTCACAGCTTGATACAGTGGTGCTTCACAGCTTTACTGTTGAATCGGCGATACGATTCGAAATCGGTTATCTTAAAGTCATTAGATTTAATATTTTACCTCTTTCGCTTTAGCTCAAGAGTAAAATATAAAATCTAATGACGTAGTTTTGGCGGCTCCTCAGCATCGATTTTGGCCTCTCGCATCATAGCGTACATCATGCACAGCAACTTCGTTGCCAATGAAAAGCTGGCACGGTTTTATTACTAAAGTAAAGGAGGGAAGCTGCCTCGCTACGTCATGATGCGCGAGCTTGCACAGCAACTTCGTTGCGAAGAACAAGGTTGGCACGATTCTTTACTTCGTAAGAGGAATCAGCAATTGTTTCACGGATTGTTTCACAGAGTTAACTACGTTAAGGCAATGACCAAGTATTACTTTTCTAAGTTGTACATCGGGGTTAGGGTTTTCACTGAAACACTGTATAAATAACCAGTAAATCAGGTGATTTTCATAAAAGAAGCAGATCTCATATCAGTAACCCTTCTTTAGAAGAGCGTTGATTCGACAGAGTTTATTTCATGCTCGGTAGATCTAGGTATGCAGATCTTTAATACCCTATTAAGATCTGCGTCTGGTATTCTAAGATCTGCGGATCTTTAGATCTGGGGAGGGGCGTGGCCCACTGGGGGGTAGGGGCGTTATATATACAGCCTCGCCCACACACGAGGATTTCTAACTTAGGTAATGATTAAGTATTATCGTATACACAGACCTACACAATCTCTCCCCAGCTACGTTATTGACCACTCGGTCAATAATAACACAGCATATACAACGATCTATAGCTACAACAGCTCTCTTATGACTTTTAGTTATATAGAAAAACACCGATAACAATAATACAATCATCGCTTGCAATCCACAGCTCTTTATGGTATAACTATACACAAGAGCAGCTACAGCTCTCTAAAGACATCAGGGTTGAATCGCCCATAGTAGACAAAGACGCAGCACTTGATGCGGCATACTGGCAACATTTACACCTTGTGTTGACCAGACTAGGCTTAGTATTGGGCACTAGTTAAAGACTGTAGCCGATGGGGGTGGAGCTATCTACAGTTATAAAAGAACAATCTCCTTATGGGATTTCTAGGTGATGCTTCATTGATCTCGACTGGTTCTCTTAGCATACGTCAACTGTAGTCTGACAGCATGCTAATAGTCTCTTAGTCTATGTCAATGTATCTTATGGTTATATGATCATTAATACCAACAGCATGTCATTGGTATTCATCATCATCATAGGTGTTGTTAGCATCATTGGGACAGGTTGGTTATATAGATCGCTATATACCACCTTTAGCGAGGTATGCCTGAAAGATAATCATTGACATATATTCATTAGTATGATATAATAATTAGTATTATATGAACACAAGAGAACAATTAACAAAAGCAGGTAAGATGTCATCTCCTCCTCATTCCTACTATGCTCACATCATGCAGAGCTTTGCTAAGGGTAGGGAGAGTGTGAAGGTGTTTCACTCTGATGTTTATTATGTTAGAGCAGCCTTAGAGGCTAGGACAGGATTGTTAATGCCTTTGCCACAGATTGAGAAGGCTATGAAAGCTGAGGGATGGGGATGATTAAAAAAGGTAAGGAAGAGTTTGTTGGTTATAACAAACCAAAGAAAACTCCTAATCATCCAACGAAGAGTCATGCTGTGTTAGCTAAGGCTGGTGATGAAGTTAAGTTAATACGCTTTGGTCAACAAGGTGTTAGTGGTGCTGGAGGTTCCCCTTCAACGCCGTCAGAGAAAGCTAGGCAGAAGAGCTTCAAAGCTCGTCATGCTAGCAACATCTCTAAAGGTAAGATGTCAGCTGCCTATTGGGCTGATAAAGTTAAATGGTAAGGAATAATCATGGATAACAAAGAACGTGCTGCTTTAATCAAGCGCTACCGCAAAGATGCTAAGAACGAGAAGCTGCCACAAGAGGTTCGCAATGAATATCTTGATCGTGCTGTAGAGCTTGAGCAAGATGCCTATGATGAATCTCCTAAGATGGGTATGGCTAAGGGTGGTGCTGTTAAGAAGATGGCATACGGTGGTGACACTTCTATGAAGAAGCCAATGGGTATGGCTAAGGGTGGTGCTGTTAAGAAGATGGCATACGGTGGTGACACTTCTATGAAGAAGCCAATGGGTATGGCTAAGGGTGGTATGGCTATGTGTGGTGCTAGTGTTCCTGCTTCTAAAGGAAAGAAATAATCATGGCTGCTCCATTAATCGCAGCAGGTATTGCAGCAGCAAAGTTTCTTCCAAAGATTTATAAGGGTGTTAAAGCCCTTCGTAATGGTAAGAACGTAGGTAATGCTAAAGACATTGCTAGACAGACAACGTCAGGTGCTGATGTTCTTGGCAAGCCCCCTGTTAAGAACACTGTGGCTCGTGTATCCACTGCTGCTGGTATTGCCACCACTGGTGCTAATATTGCCTCACAGAATAATAAGAAGAGCAGCACTAAGAGTGAAGCTACTGAGACCAAGAAGATTACTGGACCATCTGCACAGGAAGTTGCTGATAAGAAGAAGAGTGATCAAAGAGCTAAGCAAGAGAGACGCTCTGCCACTAGAGCCAATGACTCTAAGCCATTGTCAAATATTGAACGTCCTGCTTACGAGAAGAAGGCTGCATCAAAAGAAGCCCCTAAGTCTGTAGCAGCAAGTGGTGGTAAAAGCTCTGGTGTTTCACCAAGAGGGCAGGCTTTCAGAGCAGCTCGTTCTTCTGGTAAATCAGAGTTCACCTTTGAAGGTAAGAAATACCACACTAGACAAGCTGGTGAAACTCCTTCAGAGCACAAAGCATTTCTAGCTAAGAAGAAGTAATGGCATACACCAAGCCTGAGCTTAGAGAACGCCTTAAGAAGAAGGTTATGTCTTCCTCTAAAGGTGGTGACAGCGGTGAATGGAGTGCTCGTAAGGCACAGCTATTAGCTGCTGAGTATAAGAAGGCTGGTGGTGGCTATAGCGGTGCTAAGAAGGATTCTCAGAAGAGTATTAGCAAGTGGACTAAGCAGGAGTGGACAACTTCTGATGGTAAGCCTTCAGAGGGTAAGAAGCGTTATTTACCAAAGAAGGCATGGGAAGGGCTTAGCAGCTCTGAGAAGAAAGCCACCAACGCTGCTAAAGCTGCTGGTGATAAGGCAGGTAAGCAGATGGTGAAGCAGCCTAAGAAGGTTGCTGATAAGACAGCAGCATATAGAAAATAATGATTACGCATTACCCACCAAATATAACGCCTTATGAACAGCAAGTTGCTATGGGGATGGTTGCAGGTGCTACACCTGTTAACATCTTTGGTTTTAATTCCAGCGTAGGTACAAGCTTTGTTAGCCTATGGGAGAACGCTACAGACATTGTATTCCCTACAGCAGCAGAGCAGATGGATGTTGTTAGTAGTAGTGCTAGTGATACAGAAGTGTCTGTGTTAGTGGTTGGATTAGATGCCAGCTACAATAACATACAAGAGGTTGTTGCTTTGAACGGCACAATAGCTGTTACAACCACAGCCAGCTTCTTACGTATTAACACTGTTGTTGTCGTTAGTGGTAATAATGTTGGAACCATTACATTGTCTGATGGTTCCACCTACGCTAAGATTGCTATTGGTGTTGGTAAGAGTCAAGCTAGTTGGTATACAGTACCAGCTGGTCATACCTTCTATCTATATCGCATTGATGTTTTTAGTGCAACAGCTAACGGTAGTCAATATCTATTATTTAGAAATAAAAGCATAACTGTTAGCGGCACTGTATTAAGAGTTGCAGAGACAACGTTTTTAAACAATATGAATATTCAGCGTGTTGTTCCTTTTGCTTATCCAGAAAAGACAGACATAGTGTTTCAAGCAAAGAGTAGTAGCAGTACTAACGAAGTTGGTATTTTTGCTGAAGGCATTCTGATTGCTAGCTAATGTATTTAGAAAAAGTTGTGAAGCCCCGTGCTTCGTTATCGGCAAATCCAAAACAAATGGCAGCGCTATTGAAAAAGAGAGAACCTGAAATGGACATGACTAAAGCACAGCTGGTAAAAGAGCTTGCAAAGAAAAAAGGCAGTACAACTAAATTTACGTTGAATGGTTCCGTGATTTACGGTACTATGACTTGAAGAAGAAAGAAGATGACAAAGAATAGATCATTGTCCGTAAAGCTGACAGCAAGCAACCAAGACATCTATGTAGCTCCTCCTAAGTTTGATGGTGAGGTTGTTAGTGTTATTGTCACTAGCCTCAATGGCAACGCTGCAACAGTAAGCCTTGACTGGTATAGCCACATCGAAGATGAATGGTATCCAATAATGGATTCTGTTAATGTCATAGCTAATGGCTTCATTCAGATTACAGATGCTATTTTGTTAGAGCGTGGGGATAAGATTAGGGGATTGGCTTCTGCTACAGATTCTGTGCAGGTCACTGTATCCGTTAAAGAAGAATTTAAACAGAGTATTTAATTATGGCAAAGAAACAATTAACAGAGCAACAACAGAAGTTTATCGAGGTGTTATTTGCAGAGGCAAAGGGTGATCCTGTTAGGGCTAAGAAGCTTGCTGGTTACAGCGACAACAGCCCAACTCGTGACATTATGAACAGCATCAAAGAAGAGATCATTTCAGCAACCCAGATGTATGTTGCATTCAATGCTCCACGAGCAGCTATGGCTGTTGTTGACGGCATCATGGACCCAACAGAGCTGGGTATCAAAGAGAAGCTTAACGCTGCCAAAGATTTGCTAGACAGAGCTGGTGTTGTTAAGACAGAGAAGATGCATATTGAAAGTTCAAGCGGTATTATGATATTGCCACCAAAGCGTGTAGAATCGATGGATGAATGAAAGAAACTTAGGAGCTTGGATACTTCCTCAACCGGAAGTAAAGAATCATTGGATTAACATTCCTAAACATGCAGGGTCAAGACATATTCCATTTGGTTATAAAGAATGCGAAGATGATCCAGATATTCTTGAACCAATTCCTGTAGAGCTTGAGGCGTTAGCAAAAGCTAAGAAATTGCTTAAACAGTATAGCCATGAGAAGGTTGCCCTTTGGCTGTATAAAACAACAGGTAGAAAGATAACTAAGGATGGTCTTAGTAAACGAATAAAGAATGAACAGTCGCGTAAAAGAAAAGCTACATATTATCGAAACCTTACCAGAAGGCTCGACCAAACCCTCCGTAAAGCGCAAGCCTACGAAAGGGCGCTCGGTCAAGAAGGTGACGAGTCCTTCTTTAATAGTGAGAGATATGTCAGCATCCGAGACAGAGCAGCAGAGTTTCTCTCAAGCTCAGACGACTGAACATGAGAATGTCATCTTCAAACCTAATGAAGGTCCACAGACAGAGTTTCTAGCAGCTCCTGATAAGGAAGTGTTGTATGGTGGTGCAGCTGGTGGTGGTAAGAGCTACGCCATTCTTGCCGACCCAATGCGCTACTTGTCACACCCACAGTTCTCTGGGTTGCTGTTGCGACACACAACTGAAGAACTACGAGAACTAATATGGAAGAGCCAAGAACTCTTTCCTAAGATCTACCCCGGCATCAAGTGGAGTGAGCGTAAGATGCAATGGGAAGCACCATCTGGTGGTAAGCTGTGGATGTCCTACCTTGACAGAGACGAAGACGTACTTCGCTATCAGGGTTTGTCCTTTACATGGATTGGATTTGATGAGTTGACACAATGGTCTACACCGTTTGCGTGGAACTATATGCGTTCACGTCTGCGTTCTACAGCAGCAGACTTACCAGTTTATATGAGAGCCACCACCAACCCCGGCAACAGGGGTCATGCTTGGGTTAAGAAGATGTTCATTGACCCAGCCCCAGCTGGTAAATCATTCTGGGCAACTGACTCTGACACTGGTAAGACGATGGTCTACCCCGAAGGACATAGCAGAGCTGGTGAGCCGCTGTTCAAACGTAGGTTTATTCCTGCTAAGCTCTCTGACAATCCACACTTAGCTGCCACAGGTGACTATGAAACGATGTTGTTGTCTCTGCCAGAGCAGCAGCGTAAGCAATTGTTAGATGGTAACTGGGATATTGCAGAGGGTGCAGCGTTTCCAGAGTTTAATCGTTCTATACATGTGGTGGATCCTCATCAAATTCCACATGACTGGACTAGATTTAGGGCATGTGATTATGGATATGGTAGCTATACATCTGTTATTTGGTTTGCCGTTGCCCCAGATAACCAACTTATTGTCTATCGTGAGCTGTATGTCACCAAAGTGTTGGCAGAAGACCTTGCAACTATGGTGATGGAGATGGAATCAGGTGAGAATATTCGCTATGGTGTGCTAGATAGTTCATGTTGGCACAAGCGTGGTGATACTGGACCCTCAATTGCTGAGCGAATGATCATGAAAGGGTGTCGTTGGAGACCCTCTGACCGCAGTGCTGGTAGCAGGGTGGCAGGAAAGAACGAAGTTCACAGAAGATTGCAAGTAGATCAGTACACAGAAGAACCAAGAATGGTTATCTTCTCTCAATGTACGCAACTAATTGCAGATCTTCCTACACTTCCTATTGATAAAAGCAATCAAGAGGATATTGACACTAAAGTAAAGAATGACCACACATACGATGCACTTAGATACGGTGTAATGTCTAGACCAAGGGGACAAAACTTATTTGATTTTGACCCAAACTCTTTAAAACGTGGTATAACTATTGCTGATTCTACATTTGGATATTAATTATGGCTAAAAACATTGACAAAGTAAATATTATGGACGACAAAGCCGTAGGCTTACCCGATGCTAAGGATGCCATCTCTGATGTCTTTAATGTAAGTGGACTTGTTAGCTTTGTTGAAGAGAGATTCTCTAGATCGGAAGACTCTCGCAGAATTGACGAGCAAAGATGGTTACGTTCCTACAGAAACTACAGAGGTTTGTACGGCCCTGACGTTAAGTTTACTGAAACAGAGAAGAGCAGGGTGTTTGTTAAGGTTACAAAGACTAAAACTCTAGCAGCCTACGGACAAATAACTGATGTCTTATTTGCCAACAACACATTCCCTTTGTCTATTGAACCTACAACGCTACCAGAGGGTGTGGTTGAGAGTGTTCACCTAGAATCTGACCCTAACCTGCAAAAGGTTGACAGAGATGTTGGCGCATTGTTTGGTTTTAAAGGTGATGGTAAAAAGTTTCCAGCAGGAGCTACAGCAACTTCATTGATGGATTCATTAGGTCCATTGAAAGAAAGCTTGCAAGACTTAGATGTAAAGAATGGCCCCGGCGCAACGCCAACATCTATTACATTCCATCCAGCAATGGTGGCTGCAAAGAAGATGCAGAAGAAAATTATGGATCAGCTGGAAGAAAGCAATGCTAATAAGCAATTACGCTCAGCTTCTTTTGAGATGGCCTTGTTCGGTACAGGTATTATGAAAGGTCCATTTGCTGTAGATAAAGAATACTCAAGATGGGATGAAGAAGGTGTCTACTCACCAATAGTTAAGACAATGCCACAAACTTCACACGTAAGTGTGTGGAACTTCTATCCAGATCCTGATGCAGCTAACATGGATGATGCTGCATATTGCATTGAGCGCCACAAGATGACTCGCAGTCAGCTACGTGCATTGAAGCACCGTCCAATGTTTAGGCGAAATGTTATTGACCAAGTGGTCAATGAAGGTGAGAACTACGTAAAGAAGTATTGGGAAGATGATCTTAACGATTACACCAGCGTATCCGATGTAGAACGCTTTGAAGTGTTTGAGTATTGGGGTGTTGTTGATACTGAGATGTTAGAGATTAATGATATTGACATTCCCAAAGAACTACAAAACTCTAGTGAGTTGCAAGCAAACATCTGGATTTGTGGCAGCAAGATTATACGTCTAGTGTTAAACCCTTTTAAGCCCGTCAGAATTCCGTATTATGCGGTACCATATGAACTGAACCCCTACTCCTTTTTTGGTGTCGGTATCGCCGAAAACATGGACGATACTCAGACCCTCATGAATGGTTTCATGCGTCTGTCGGTAGATAATGCGGTTCTGTCGGGCAACCTTGTATTCGAAGTTGATGAAACAAACCTTGTGCCGGGTCAAGATCTAACCATCTACCCCGGTAAAGTGTTTCGCAGACAAGGCGGCGCTCCGGGTCAGGCCATCTTCGGCACTAAGTTTCCTAACGTCTCACAAGAAAACTTACAGATGTTTGACAAAGCTAGACAGCTTGCCGATGAATCTACAGGGTTGCCGTCATTCTCTCACGGTCAAACAGGTATTGCTGGTGTAGGACGTACAGCGTCTGGCATCTCAATGCTGATGAACGCTGCTAGTGGTGGTATTAAAACTGTCATCAAGAACGTAGACGACTACTTGTTGCGCCCAATGGGTGAAGCATTCTTTGCTTTCAACATGCAGTTTGATTACGATCCAGATGCAGCTGGTGACTTAGAAGTTAAGGCAAGGGGTACTGAGAGCCTGATGCAGAACGAAGTGCGCTCACAGCGTCTGCTTCAGTTCTTGCAGGTTGTACAAAACCCAATGCTTGCTCCTTTCGC